TCTGAATGGGGCATCCCCCATACATGGCATGGTTTCTGAATGGGGCATCCCCCATACATGGCATGGTTTCTGAATGGGGCATCCCCCATACATGGCATGGTTTCTGAATGGGGCATCCCCCATACATGGCATGGTTTATGCTAGGGGTGCTTGTGCCATATGGTGTATGGTTGGCATGGGAATTGCGGTGTATGGGGAATATGTTGGCACGGGAACTGCTACCAGCAGGAAGTGTGCCAATAGGGGGAAGCACCAAAATTTGGTATAATAGGCGTATAAAAAAAAATGGGGTGGGGGTGTGTGCAAAAAAATATTTTTCAAAAATTTCGCATAAATTCAGCCATTGGCTTTTTAAATAAATATGACTATGAGAGATAATGACAGTATTATTTTGGAATCCATTTATTTTAATATATTGATTAAAGAAAATATGGATGCTTTTGAATTTATAAAAATTCTCAGTAGTGGAAAACAACAAACACTATACAATCCTTTAAGGGGAGATGCTGGTAATTATATAAATGATGAAGGGGTTGAAGTATCGTTTAAAGACGAAGCCCCTCTTGTGGAATTCGATGGAGAAGAATATGCTGGTGACATTGAACTCAATTATATTGGTGTTGAAGATGTAGAAAAAAGAAACAAAGGTGCCGCAAGCAAGGAGCTTGATAGAATAGTTGCGGAAGCCGATAAACATGATATTTCAATAGGTTTGACAATAGATCCGGAGGATGTGGTGAGAGGAGGCGGGAAAATGGGTCTTTCTCCAGAGGAATTAAAATCTTGGTACCAAAAAAGAGGTTTTATATTTCAAGGTAGAAACGGATATCGACCAAGGAAAAGTGAAGATAGGTCGAAAATCGAACCAAAGTCGATAAGTGTTGATCAAAGTGATATCAAAAGAATAGAAGATGATATAAATAATATAATTACGGATAAAGGTGGCTGGAATCACCCCACGAACGATTGGAGTGATTTGGAGAGTTTTTTCTATGCATATTCGAAAAGAAATATAGAAAAGGAATATACATTTGATCCAAGAGTTTCAAAAGGATATCATGCTATTGGGAGCTATGAGGGGAATTTAATATACTATTACGATGGGGTGAATAGACCAATTCCTGTTAATAACTTGACAGTAAATTTCGATAATAGTAAAAATTCATATAGTGTTAAATTAAAAAACACATAGGGGGTGGGGGGGGGGTGTGTACTTTCAACATTTTTTCAAAAATTTCCCATAAATTCAGCCATTGGCTTTTTACACATAAATATATAGAATGAAAAACAAGGACCAAATAATATTAGAATCATTGTATGAAAAAATTGTTTTGAGAGAAAATGTCCAAAGGGTCAATCAAACAAATGACAGACATATAGAAACAGACGATGGCAATATATCAATAATTCAATTGTTTCATGATGGTTCCATATATGTCGATATTCAAGGGTTTTTTTCCAATGTTGATGATTATCTAATGGATGTCCTTGAGAAATTGGCAACCGATAGGGATTTTTCTGAAAAAATAAAGAATTCCAATATAGATTCGAAACAAGGAATGGATTTTTCAGGATTTGGTAAAAAACATAATATGGATACGGAAAAAATTACAAATTCCTCTGAATCACTTTTAACATTCGGGCCATTTAGTGAAGTATACGACACTTCGCAGTTTATAAAGAAAATAGACGAATTTCTTTCAAGCAACTTAACGGGATATCTATCTAAAAACGGAAAGGGTGATGTCATGATAGATAACATGGAAAAAAAGGATGATGGTATTTGTTCCGAATTGGATAAGGATTATTCAGGTCTTGTATATACTTTAAACAGGCTTGGGAATTATCCAAGCACAATGTCTTTTTTAAAGAAAATGTTTTTCAACCTTTACGTTGAATTGTGTTTTGATCTATATGCTGATCCTGCCAAAAAACACATGGAATCCTTGGAAATAAAACAAAACAGGGAACCGCTCTCGAAGATAGTAAAGGATTCTCTATTGGAAGATTGGATGCCCAAGCTTGTTATACATTCCATCACAAGTTTCGATTCGGAATTGCTTGGAAAAATTGAAAAGCTATGTATGAGGATTCACGATATGCCATCTGATGAATATATAAAACAATTATATTTTGTTCTTTTCAATTCCCGTTTGAATGATTCCGAAATTAAAAACCATAGTGAAAAAATAGATATTATAGATGAAATAAACGATACCATAACTAAACTAATCGAATCCAATCCTTATATAAATCAATAATTTTTTTCACACACATAGGGGGGCTTTTTCAAATTCCCCATATTTCATAAAATTTTTTTTTTCAAAATTTTTTAGATATTTCCCATATAGAGAATTTTCACAATCTTTTAAATGTATGTCCCTTATATGATTTGATTTCCCCTTTTACCGCTTTATATACATGCGTTTTCCCCCATCCCTTTAGAATCATTTCCTTTCTTCCTGTAATAGTATCAATTAGAGCACCATCTTTATATACTCCTATTTTTCCTTTGAAATTGAAATGCCTTTCTCCTCTATTATCAATAAGACCATTTTCACGCGCATGTATATTATTTTCCAATATAGTGAGCCATTCCAAGTTCTCTATTCTATTGTCTGTCTTGATTCCGTTCTTGTGATTTACAGTGTATTTGTTTTCTAAATTTGGAATATATTGCAATGCCACAAGTCTATGAACCTTTTTTTGATATCTCCTATAAGGTTGATTTTTTTTATAAAGTTTTACAATATAATATCCTTTGCTTGATTTCTCAAATTTTAATTCTCTTTTATGTCTAAGAAGACTTTTAATTTCCACCCATGGTTCCTCTTCTATCATTCTAATTTGATATAATCCCTCAAATCCATTTATATCTGACCACTCCTTTTGCTCTGGATATTTTTCCATATTCTCTCTATCCTAAAGCATTTTATTTTTTTGTCAATTTATTTCAAGGATTTTCCCTATAGGGTTTTTTCAATTATATAATTTTTGAATGTCTTGAAATTTGTTTTCTCTTCGTAGGGTTGAAGGGGCTTATCCATTATATCAGATGCTTCTTTTTCTTCCTTGAGTTTATACATCAATCTCATTAGTTCCTCAGAGTTTTGTAATTGATTAAACTTGTCCAATCCTATAACCTTTATATTTGGATCGATTTTCTTTATGCATTCCTTGAAAGATATTGCTTTTATTTTATCGACTCGATCTGACACATAGTTTTTATATTCTTTATATATTTTAGGTAACTCTCTTTTATATACAATCGTATCGGAATACATATGCCCACCATCATTCAAACAGACCCAATTGTTTATTACATTATTATAATCAGCAAATACAGCAACAACTTCCGCATTTGAGAAGTCCATGAAACCCTCATCATAGTGGTATTCCTCGTTATAACCCTCGTAGTCTTTGCCCATATCGTGTAGACCTGAACGAAGCGAGTCCCCCAATGTCTTTGTAGCATATCTGGTCCCATCTTCATCTCTCTCACTATAGGAATCGTAATCATATAGTTCCCTTATATTCCCAAATCCTACAATAACAATCCTACCAACTCCAGATTGAAATACCGTATTGCTTCTCAATGTCGATACACATATTTCCGCCTTTTGACCTTCTTCTTTTATTTCGATCAATTGCCTCACGTCATACTTTGATACGGAATGTAAGAATATCCCATGATATTTTTCGTTGTATTCCTTTGCTCTTTCTTTTGCTGCATTTGTAACTACATCTGCTAATTTTTGTGTTCCGTTTTGTGTATAGCTCGAACTTCTTTTGACATTCAATTCTCCGTTTTCATATATGTTTTCATTTTTCAATTTACCGTTTTCCCAATATTCCATTACTTTTTCGTATGTATCGTTTTTTGGAACATAGTCAGCCACGATAATCGTTTGCTTGAAATATACTAAATTTGAATTTTCATCGTATTTGTATTCAAATTTTGATTCATCCTTAACTCCCTTTTCATTCTCGTAGTAATAATATTCTGGATCGCGCTTATCACCTCTTTTCTTTGCAAACACCTCTATTCTTTTTTGTCTAAAATTACCATACTCTTTAAGTATGTTAATTTTGGTCAATCTTCCCTCTTCATCGATTTTTTCATCTATAACTTTCTCATTCCCTCTATTATCCCAATGTTTTTTAGGAATCCCATTTTCACTCCATTCCCACCATTTTTCCCAAATTTCACCATCTTCCCAAAAGCTCTTTCTATGTATCAAATTATTCTGAAAATATTCATTAACATTGAAGAAACCATGATCCTTTTTTGATTCATCTTCAACATCAAATCTACTATTTGGTTTAACTCTCTCAAAACCAATTAATTTTAAAAATTCATCTTCGGACATTTCTTTTCTTTTCACCCTATCCCACATCTCAAACTTTTCTTCGTTTGGTGGTCCGAATACTTCTTTCTCTTCTTTTAAAACATATTCCTTGAACTTTATCATTTTTTCCAATTATTTATAAATAAACATATGCGAACATTCAAAAAATACTTGCAAGAGATGGCATTCGGTCTTGGATCGGGTGGACAGGAAATGACAATACAGGATATCATGGACTTCATTGTGGAGACGGAAACAAGGGGTGGGGATAGAATCATTCCCATAAGTTTCACTTCTGTCACAATACCCAAGTATAGGAAGACAGGATTCCCCTTTGCCTCTCTTTATAAAATCACACAAACAGTTGCCGAACTTACTGATTACGAGAAAAAGATGAACAGGGAAATAGTAAAGCAGGGTGGAGAGGGTGACTTCGAGGCACAGTCCAGCAGTGTGGTCGCAGAAAGAATTTCCAGAAGTATTGGCATATCCAAGAGGGGTCTTCCTCTTCTCATGTTCGACCAGACACAGATCAACCAATCCACAAGTCTATTTGTCGTCCGTGAGAAAAGCGGGGAAATCCATTACATAGAAAAGGATGAGGCAAAGAATTACCTCATACCAAGTTCCGGTTCTGCACCATTGAAGTGGAGAACATATGGCATCGACAAGCTTGTTGGTCTCAGGGTAGATGGCAGGGAGATAATAAACTCCGAGATAGATTCCGACAAGATGGAGATTTTCAACTTCGTCCGTGACAGACTCAAGTCCTGATTAAATAATTTTATGCGTGACAATGATTCATTCATTTTAGAAAGTCTTTATCTTAATAATGTTTCTTCTTTTGGAAGATCCGTTATCAATGAAATTTCCCAAAGATTTGTGGATGAAATAAAAGACGCTGTTTCTGATAAAGAGCTTCCTTTCAATAACATATTTGGAGATAAGTTGAGAATCAAGGTTCCCCTTAAAGGGACTGGCGAATATTCACAAATAATCAATCAAATATCACAAATTAAAAATTTCAGCCACTTTGATCCTGATAAAAAAGAAGTTGTTAAAAAAATAGAAGTCGATCCAAAATACGGTGGTGGGGTGAAATACCAAAAAATAAATCTTGGGAGAGCGATATCCTCACTCAATATTCCAGAAGAAGAAAAGAAAAAAATGCTGGATTGGTTTGCGAATTATTCTTCCAATATTCCTGAAATGCAAAGCATGGGAAAATATACTGTTGTCGTCTCAAGAAGCCCCATAGATGTCTTGAGAATGTCCGATGTCGGGTCTATAAAATCATGCCACTCTCAGGGTGGTCAATATTTCCATTGTGCCATTCAAGAGGCAAAGACAGGTGGTCCAATAGCATATCTTGTTAAGACAGAGGACTTGGGAAAAATATCCGAAGAGGCATTTCAATATGATGAAATTTTTAGAGATAAAGATAGGGGAATTGAGGGTATTGATCCTATATCTAGATTGAGAATTAGAAGATATAGGTATGAGGAAGATCCAAATATAAGCATAGGAGTTCCAGAAACAAGAATATATGGAGATAGAATATCTGGTTTTTATGATACCGTTAAAAGCTTTTTCAAAGAAAAGCAATTCGGGGAAAACGATTTGGATAAAGTTTCATCTGAATTTAAAAGAAAGGGTTGGGTTAGAACAGGTGGGAGTTATTCGGATTCCAGTGATTCACACGTTTTCAATCAAATGTTTGATACTGATACTTTTTACGGATCTTTGGAACACGATTCTCAAGATGAATCTCAAAGCAGATGGGATCAGTTCGATGAAGAGTTAAGGAATTTCCAAAATAGATATAGTTTTGAAAATTTTTCAGCATCCTATGACATGGATAACGATGGGGACGGTGAAGATCCTTATTACAGTGCATGGGGATCATTATCAATATCAACTGATGAATTGGGGGAATTATCTGATGATTTTTTCCTTATGGGAGATGATTTAAATGAATACTATGAATTTAAACAATTAGGAAGATACAATCCTTCTAGCGAAAATAGATGGGACAAGGAACTCCCTTATAGTTTTAAAGACAAGGAAAATTTGGCTAGAAGATTATCAAAATTCATAAGAGATTTTAAAGATTTCGATCCAACAGATTTCGCAGATACAATGTGGAGCGGAATATATATCGGAAGAAATGATAAGGATATATATTTAAATTGTTGTTTTGGAGATGATTGTTCTTCTTCATCTTTCAATACCGATGACTATAGAAATTTCTTGGAAGAGATTGATAGGTATGATGGAGAGTATGATGGGATAGTCAAGGCGTTCAAAAAAGCATTGATGAAAAACGGGTTCATTAAAAACATCGAAACATCAAATATAATCGAGGATGAGGATCTGGAATCCAATCTTAAAAATTTCGATATGGATTTCAGTGATTCCAATCTATATACTACCGATACATTGGGTCCGGTCCCAACGCCGACTGGTGGGATACTTGAATACAATCCAATAAAAACTAATCAATATTTAAACCAAAAGTATCCCAGATTCTTGTCTAATTATTTAAATACGGTATATAGAGTGACGCCAAAAGAAAATCCAAACCAAATGACTTTCAAGGGATTCTTGGAATCTGTTCAAGGGAGAAAGACATTGGAAGAATATGGTATAAGGTGTGAGGTGTCTCTTTCCTTGCAAACAGACAACAACCTCTCATCATTGAAAGAGGGGACATCCTATGCAAATTTCACTCTAAACATTTATTATGACGAATCTGTATTAACAAAAGAACTTTATGATCTTTTGATATTCTTGGACAATTCAGTTGAGGATCTTTTCAATGCGGCAAGATACATTGTCATGTATGAGATATTCAATGTGAAGAATACATCTACTGAAAACTTGAAAAGGGTTTATTCGAAATACTTTTTATGATTTCCTTTAAAAAATATATTCTATTAAAAGAGAATGCGGTAAAAACAAGTGAAGAGATATCCGCAATGAGTCCTGTTGAATTTGCAAACTATCTTGATTCTGTTCTTGTTGGTATAAAAAAGGGAAGCGATGAATATTACGAGGCTATGGATTCCGTTTCTTATGATGCAGAAAATAATAGACTCAATAATTACAGAGGGGTTTGTTATTGGGATGCAAAAAATCTGATATCAAAAATTCCTCCCAATGCCTTGAAGTTCAAGAAAGTTACAAGTGACAATACTTCAGAATTGCACAATGATTATGAATATGTTGCAAATGTGAATGGTGTTCCCTATGGTCTTAATAGATACGAAGACCCAGACTATGATCCTTACGGTGAAAGGGATGATGATGAATCGGAAGATGAAGATGGTGGTTCCAAGAAAACAAAAGGTAATCTAAAATATGTCTGGGCATACCAGAAGGTTGGCAATGAAGGTCTGATGAATGAGACTCCCTTTAACATTGGTTATGGTGATGATGATCTTATGAAGGAAATGATTCAGGATCTTGAGCAAGGATCTTAGGATACCTTCACCAACTTCCCCAAGTCCAACAAGTCCTTGATCTTCATATTATAGGAATCCTCTTTGAATTCCATCCAGTTGCTCTTGTCAACTTCTCCCTTTTTGTATAGCCTTGCATTCTTGAAAAAATTCTCCTTGGATATAATCCCACATATCCATCCTGTATGGAAGTCATCCATGATTCTAGTGAATACATAGTAGTCACACTTTTGTCTTGTATTGTATGCAGGAACAGAACAATCATATTCCGGTCTTGGTATGCTTGTGCATTTCTTGCTCTTCACATCTATTTTCAATCCACTTTTAATGAGATCATAGTCATAGGTGTTTTCTATTTTTGCTTTTAGAAAGTCTGATACCATATACTCGCCCAAGAATCCTGTAATGTTTCCCTGACCCTTTAGTATGGAATGTCTGAGCCTTCCCATCTCCTTTGCCTTTTTCTTTGAATTCTCAATCCATTCTTTTTTGATTTCTATTTCCACCATTTGTAGTATTGTATATGTTTTTAATTGTTTGTCAAAAGAAAAAAACTTCGGGTGGAAATTCCTTGAAGCTACATCGCGTTTTTTCTAAATAATTCAATAATGTTGCAATTCAAAGATCACGTTTTATTGGAAAGGGTATTTGGTAATACTGGTTGGGTTTATCACAGGACACCGGATAACCCAAGCAAATATGACATAGTGAAATATGGTATCAAAGCATCTTCCAACGAATCCGCCATGTATGGTAGGGGTTTATATACTTGTTACGACTTGGATCAACAAATGAAACCAAACATGACAAGATATGGTTCATATATTTTAAAGGGTAAGATAGACTTAAATGGTTTTGCGATACTTGATTCTGATGTATATTGGTTGGCAAACCCGAAGGGAAACTTTCAAAAGCATTTGGAGCAAATTGGAACCAACATGGAAAGTGTAAAAGATGAAAGCCCATATACCTCAGAAATAGCTAAAAACATATGGAAGAAATGTAAACAAAAAGGATATAATGGAATAGTGTTTACAGGAAGAAGTGATGGAAAGGTTGCTGTCATATGGAACAGGAGAAACTTCATACCTTTCCAATACACGGAAGACGAGGGAAAAAATTGGGCAAAATTGACACCAGATATCGCATCTATTAAAAGACCACATGATCCAGAATATGATAAAGATGATGAAAAAATTAATTTTAGTAAATTATTAAAAGAAATTTCAGATAAGGAAGAACTTGAAAAATTGATTGTTCCACCTGATTATAAAGGAATTGTTTTTTTGAAAAAATTAAAAAAAATTGGGAATATTATTATGTATAATGAAACAGAAATAAACCTACCAAATTTACAGAAATGTCGGAATATTATAGCCTCTTATGTGCAAAAAATTAACCTACCCAATTTACAGAAATGTGGGCTTATTGAGGTTGGTAATGCAACAGAAATAAACCTACCAAATTTACAGATATGTTCGAATATTTATGCTACGATCATAGACAAAATTAACTTACCAAATTTAAAATATTGTAGTTCAATTTATCTCGATAATGCGACAGAAGTTAACTTACCAAATTTTAACACGGGGGAGATTGTTGCTCCTAGTGCAAAAAAAATAATCATCCCAAAACATCTTATAAATAATTTGATTGATGTTCCTTCTGATTGTGAAATAATTCATCCAGAAGATACGCCTCAAATAAAAGTGAATGAGAATACATCATTCAAAAAGTATTTGATGTTGAAAGAAAGTCTTGTTCAGATTCCTCTTGACTCCGCATATGAAATATTCAAGAACGAATATGATAAGTCAACAGGAAATAGTTGGAGTTATGACAAGTTTATGGGGAGGGCGAGGAATTGGGAGTTCTATGGTGATGAGAAGGGATATGTTGCAATAAGAAGACAAAGATCTGGTCTTGTAAAACTTGTTGGAATGGCAGGAGACAATAGATCAAAACTCAAGGGAATAAATGATCTTATATCGATGAAAATGCCTCTTTGGGGTATGGTAAGTAAAGATATAAAAGATATTGCTGTAAGAAGAGGAATGAGAGAACCAAACTTCCTTGAGAGACAAGTATTAAAGAGAAGTATACCACCAGAAGTATTGGGTGGAGCGGAGATACTTGAATATCAAAAAGACGGTGGTATAAAGCTACAATATCCAGACGTTGGAGTTGTCGTTAAATATCTTGTTGGAACTCCAGAGTATTATGCCAAATTGAGAGAAATGTTTGGGGATAAAGTAAAGGAGAAGATACTAGGATGATCACTTTTAGAAAATTTTTAGTCGAGAAGATAGTGGGTAATACTGGTTGGGTTTATCACAGGACGAAAAAAAATCCAGAGGATTCCGATATTGTAAAGTATGGCATCAAACCATCTTCCAACCAATCTGCCATGTATGGTAGGGGTTTGTATTGTTGTTATGATTTGGATGAACAATTAAAACCTAACATGGAAAAATATGGTGATTTCATTTTAAAAGGAAAGGTTGATTTAAATGGTTTTGCGATATTGGATGAAGACATATATCGTTTAGCAAATCCAAGAGGAGATTTTGAAATTCATTTGAGAAAAATAGGAACGCATAGTAAAGCGGTTAAAAGCCAGATTGAAAGCGAAAATCCATATACATCCATAATAGCGAGACAAATATGGAGAGAATGTAAACTTAAAGGATACAATGGAATAATTTTTACTGGAGAAAGAGATGGCAAGGTGGCTGTAATATGGAACAGAAGAAACTTTATACCTTTTTCTTATACTGAAGATAATGGAAACTCTTGGAAAAGATTAAATCCAGATATATCATCAATTAAAAGAAAAGAAGATTCTGGATATGATATAGATGATGAAAAAATAGATAATATAAGAAAAACAAGAAAAAAATTAATAGAAAAACTAAAATTCGAAAAACATTTGGATGAAAGCATAAGTTTACCATTCTATACTGGTGAAACTTATTTTTTAAAAAATCTTGAATCGTGTTCAGGTTTTATAGATTTAAGCCATGCACCAAAAGTTATTTTAAAAAAACTTAAAACATGTGGGGGTATAAATGCTGGTAGTGCAACAAAAATAGATTTAGGTAATCTTGAATCAAGTAGTTACAATATGATTCTTACTGGAACGGAAACGGTAGATTTAAATAAACTTAAAGAATGTAACGGGAATATTTCTGTTTCCGCTGCTAAAAAAATAAATTTAAGTAATTTAAAATTTTTAAAAAATGGTATAGATTGTCATAGTGCAGTGTCTCTCGATTTAAAAAATCTAGAAACTTTGGGAGGACATGTTTTTTGTCCTTCCGCTACAACAATTGATTTAAGAAGTCTTAAAGATTGTTATGGAACAGTTGCAGTTCATGATGCGAAGAGAATAATTATCCCAAAAAAATTTCTGAAAAGGTTAAATTATATTCCAAAAGATTGTGAAATAATTCATCCAGAAGAACAACAAATAAAAGTAAACGAAGACGTTACATTCAAAAAGTATTTGATGTTAAAGGAAAAAATAAATCTCCTCAACGAATGGACGAGGGAAATGATGCCAAAAGTTTATGATGCATTGGAGAAATACGATGATCCAATGGTGGGTGTTCATTTTTCAAAAGGTGTTCCATATGATAGAGTTAATAATAAAAAAGCTCCCCATATTGGAATCACCGTAAAACCATTTCATAACGATCCAATTGGAATATACGCATTTCCAAAGGATTATGTATTGGGTGGAAATTTGGAAAATAATCCGAGTTTCAGAGAATTTGTTGATTATTATATAGTTAAACCATCATCAAGAGCGAATATATTAAACCTATCGACAATGAGCGAGCAAGATGCTATTGATATACTAAGGAAGATGGGAATAGGTGAGAACGCATATCGCAATCAAAACGTATATCATAGAAGTGGAAAAATGGATGTTGGTCATAGGTTTTGGGGAACATTGGAAGTGATGAGAAAACAAATATATGGAGAGCATTCAAAGAATGTATCTTGGAATAATTTGTTTAAGAAGACAGGATACAATGTATTATATGATGAAGGGGATGGTATAATCCATTCCAACGAACCGAATCAAATTATATATCTGGAATCATCCGCAATGGAAATACTGGAACAAGGGACACAGGATGATCCCAACAATAAAATATATTCTTTTTTCATTAAAAATTTTCCAGAACTAAGACCAGAGAAAAGCAAGGATCACTGGGGTTCTAAATTATTGAAATTGCGTCCAGAAGATAATAGTTATACATTATATGTTTACCCTCCATCCTATGAAAAAATAAGAATTAAGATAGAGTCGGAAACGGATTATGATAATAGAAAAGAAATTGAAGTTTATTTAAATGACGTGCATGAAAAACTTATAGACGCATTGAAAAAAACCATATCTGACATGAATATGCTTCCTAAAGGAAAAAAGGAAGCTCCTCCAGTCTTGGAAGGTATCTCCAAGAGATTCAATATCAAATTAAAAAAAGATGAAAGAGGAGATTGGGAAATAAGACAAAAGTACCAAGACGCAGACAAAGATTACATTATAACATTTTATATCAGAACTCACAATGATGAAATAATTTTTGTTTTAAATAAAAAACAAAAGTCCATGAATTATAATAGTTTTGGTTATAATGAAGCGGTTCTTATTAGGTATAGGGAAAGATATAGTCCAGAGGAAATTGTTGACATGGGATTAAAGGAATTGGAATTCAAAAGATATGGAAGCGTATCTGTGAACCACGATGCAATGAAGACAATAGGATTACTAAGAAAGAAAGTTTTTAGACTCTAAATAATATCATGCGAAACAAAGACCAAGTTTTATTGGAAAACATATATTTGAAATCCAAGGGAATAATCAAAGAACAAGTTGATGATATATTTCAATCCGAGATTGAATTGGATATTGATCTTCAATTCAATACAGAAGATATATTTGATGTAAATAAACCCAAGTCCGTCATGGTCAGATACCGAATCGAGCCTGATTATCGCTCCTATGGAATCAAGGAAATCAATGCAAGCTTTGTTTCTGCAAGTCCCTTTACAATTGAAGTTGTTGGACACGATTATTCCGAAACTCCGGTTGATATTGATCTTTCTATTCTACCAGAGGTCGATACTGAATTTTCCGTTGGACAATATGGGCAAGTTTTCCCTCAGACCTTGGAAGTCAAATTGGGATCGGACATGAAACCAATCGCTGCCAAATTAATTTTTTAAATCATGAGATTCCAAAAACTATTTGAGAAAGTAATGGAGGGTTTGTCTAAAGATATGTCTTTGGAGGACATTGCAAATAAACACAATGTTGACATTAAGGATTTGGAAAAAGAACTTGAAATGGGTATTGAAGTAGAAAAAGAACATTTCAAGGATAATGTTAAAATGCAAAGAAAAACTGCCATGGATCATCTTGCGGAAAATCCAAAATACTATTCCAAGATGAAGGAATGCGGTTTGGATTGATCAAATATAAGAATTGGAAAACAAATACTTTATAATATTTTCCATTATCTTTTTCTCCAACATGATTTTATCCACAAGTTCCATACTAGAAGGTATTTCCAAAATACAATAAGAATTACCAAATTTTCTTATGATTTCAATTATTTGATTATCTGTTATCTTTCCATTCTTTGTTATTTTCTGATTAGAAATAATTTGTTTCTTTAAATTGGAACTTGTTTCTATTGAAATCTTTTTTGTGTTTTTGTTTTCTTGAACGAGTGTTACAAGTTTTGGCTTTTGTTCAAATATCTTTTTGAGAATCTTTTCTTCTTTTTTGTTTAACAATTTCTTCTCTTTTTTCTTATGTATTGTTATTGGTAGTATATTATCACTCTCTTCCAGAAACTCCAAACTATACATTGGAGCATCATCCTTCTCTTTCAATACAATTATCACAATGGAAGGTTTCTTTGACATTGTGTGTATATTTTTGAAATTCAACTATTAATTGTGAAATAGGAACGAATCGCTTCTCCTATAACCCAACCAATGCAATATGTGAGAAAATATTCCATAGCGTGTATTAGACCTCCAAGTATCCTGCAAGATTGGAAGAAGCCAGTGCCAATATTTCAATGTCTTCTTCTGTTAAATTTATTTTTCTAATGACTCCCTCCAAGCAGAGAAATCCTACAAAATTACCAGATATGTCTTTTATTTGAAGACATATGTAACTGGTTGTCCCTCTTTTTGAGAAAAAGTTTTGAACGCTTTGATGTATTAAGTCTTCTTTTCTTTTACCATGTTTACTGACATCCATACATAAAACGTGAGTGGAATTCTCTAATTCTTTGAAGAAATCTGAGAAAACAGATGTTGGTATATTTTGAGTATGTATTGCCTCAGAAGACACACCGTGTTCTACGACTTCATATGTTGTGGAAAATCTTTGGAAACTTTTACCAGAATAAGTGTGACCTCCATTATGGAACTCTGCAACCCATACACGGTCACACATGTATTTCTCCATCAATGCCCTGAGCTTGGATGTAACGAGTTCATCCTTTTTTATGGCCTCGTTTTGATTAAGTGTGTGCTTCTTCTTTTCTGTCTTTTTTCGCATCAAATACTGCATTAGTTGTAATGTGAGTGGAGATATAAGACCAGTGATCAGTGCAACGATTATTAGTGTCAAGTGTTCCGCATTAAAATACATATAGAGTGTATGTTATTATTTATGGTTTATTGAAGCCGTTTCAAAGGGCTTTTCAGGAGGGGACTTGACTTTTTTTGAATAAATAGTAATATGCGGATGGTGAAAAACACGGACCCGAAAAATCTGGACAAGAAAAAGCTCCGCTATATCTTTAGAAGGGTCGTGCAAAGAATCAAACAGAAGCCTAACGGCTTTTTTCAGTTCCGTAAAATGAGAGGTGTGAGAGGTCTATGGTATTACGGGGATTTAATAGAGATAGATCATAGAAAGGAAATAATACCCACAATAATTCATGAGGTATTGCATGATCTATATGAGGAAAAGAATGAGAAATGGATATACCAAGTAGAGTCTAAAATATCTCAAATACTCAAGCCATATGATATATTTGTTCTTATGATGGCAATTTTCTCAAGAATGAAATTGAGAAAAAGAAAGAAGAAATAATTACATCACTTTGGAAATCTTACCAAAGAAATCTATGATTTGTTCCTTGAGGTAATCTTCCACATTTTTTCTAGGAAGTTGTGAAATTCTCTCTTTGAATTTGTCATATGATTCCTCGAATGAACCGTCTTCCGCAAGAACGTATTCCTTGGATTCTAAAATACCATTAACAAATGCTTTTGGACAAGATGGATCGGCAACGCAGTCAACACCAACGAGTCTAAAATCACTTACACGATTTGTGCCGTTGTATTGTTCGTTAAGTTTCCCCAAAGCCTTGGTTGACATTCCAACTCTAACACCATCGTCAATTAATGCCTGAACGATCAATCCACATGGGGTTGAAAGAATCTTGGATCTACCGACATAGACATTTCCTTCGTTTCTCAATTCAGTGACTAAATGACAAGCTCTTTCTAAGTTGATCTCTGGATTAGAACTGTGATTTAGCTCTCCTAATGAACGCTTTACATTAATCATTTCATCAGTATAACGATGAACTTCCCTTCTCATTTCCTCACGATCATAGATGCGTTTATTTTTGTTAACTTCTTCGCACATCATGTAAGGACCAGTTACATAGTAGGAGGGTTTTGATTTATTGTTGGTTTCTTCTTTAACGATTTCGAATTCATCGTTTTCAGCGTATTGGTCAACTAATAGTTTAAATGCCATAAGTATATTTATTTATATCTGTCCTTTTCAATTCCAAGCTCTTTTTCTGTTAAAATCGTAAATTCATAGTTTTGTTTTTTACACCATTCACGCGCAGCGCACCACTTTGCTTGGTTTTTTATATAATTCAAATTTTCGTAAAGTATTGTCTTCTTTCTTTTTCTACCTTGATCAATAGTCTTAGGATCTATTGTTTGCCTGTATGGTTTTATCTCCACAAGATATTTTTTTATACCATTTCCATTCTTCATTTTTATTGCAACGTCTGGAAAGTAACAAGATGTTTTTCCAGTTACAGGATTCGCATACGGTATTGCAATTCCTTCAGATGACCATTCTACAATGTCATCATTCATATCGCACCAACGAAATAGTTTCAATTCCCAAGAAGATAGAAATCTGGGGTAATCATTTCCTCTATATTTTTTGGAATTTATGGGTTTATAAATTCCTTGTCTGAACTTTTTATTGATTGTTGTGAGTTTCACTTTTTCAAGAGTTCTAGAAGTTCTTTTGCCGCTTGATCTACAGATACCATGGGATGTATTCCCCCTGAACTATAATCCGGTTCTTTTTCAGGAGCATGATGATTTAAAATATCTTTCATCTGGGAAAATAGATCACCCAACCCAGCTTGAGATTTAAAATTGGATTCTATATGAACACCGGAAAACATTGATTATCAAAATTTTACCCAACCATCATCAAAATTGGCTCAGAATCTCCCATCCCAGCCGATGCACCATTGTAAAGCATTGATTCCAATTCCTTTTTCTCGGTCAATCCTTGGGTTAGTAAATCGTTATAATTTATAATTCCACCACCAAATAGTGCGGTATTGGTATACTTTCCTCTGACATTTCCTATTGCAATCTTTGTGAGTGCCGTTGCATACTGATAGACCCAAGGTTCTTTGATGATATCAGATAGCGGTCTTTCAACATAGCAACTTATTGCACCATAGAATCTGGAAGGAGAAGAACCCATCTTTGGTTGTGGGGTTATTCTCATGTATTGAGTCCTCTCATCAAATTGTATGTCACGTCTCAATGCAAGAAGTTTTTCACGGTCTTCCAACCAGTTTTTCAATATGTGCCAAGAAACAAGATCAAAACCATAGTTTCCCATGGAGTAGGAAAAATATGTTTGTTGGGCAAGTGTTTGTTCTATTGTAAATAGGGTATTAACGCCGCTAGATGATCCCTCTTCAAAGTCTTTAACAGCTATAACCTTTCTATAACTATCCATAAGATAATCATAGGAGTTCATTAAATCCAATACATCTTTACCAACACTGTTTTGTCTAGCAACTTGATATATCCATGGCGCATTTGGATCACCAATAACCATTTTACCAATGGTATATGCTTTTTGTATATCTTTGTTTGGATTTTCTATTTCAAGTCTTGCATTGAAATCTCTAGAAATTGAGAATAAAACATCGAGTCTTATTCCTTTATCTTTCTCATAGAGGTCGGAATCAAATACCAAATACTCTCTAGTGTATCCTGCAAATTTTGTGAACATCTCAGCTGCAATGGAAATGAATTCATTTAACTGGTCAACGTGGATTTCCAAGTTGATCATTGGTGCTCCGAGCATTCTACATATTCTTTGCCCAACCCTCTCATAGCTATCCATGATGCTATTGAGGTTGCTGCTGTAGAAAGAAGAAACAGGTAAAGAGGTTGTACAGTCCATTGCCATATTAATTATTTAGTGGCAATGTTGAAAAGAATCAAAAAGGATTGGTTCCAAGAATATCGGGCCAAGTTGCTTTAATTCCAGCAAGATCATCTGGAAGTTCTGTTTTAGTAACATCCCTCAATGCTTGTTTTTTAGAAGCAATTTCTTTTTTGAGTTCTAAATCTTCAGCTTCATCAGCCCTCATGAAGTCTACATCAAGAGCAGCTAAAAGTAAAGTTCTAGCAGCGCGGAACTTATCAAGATGAATAGCTTTCGCTTTCTCAATGTTTACCTTTGCGCCAGATTCAGCGTCAAATTCGTATGCGTTGAAGTAGTCGTTATCAATGTCAAGCGACACAACGATCTTGTATTCAACTCCTTCTGGAACATCCTTGATGGCATTATTAATGTCACCGCATGGGACGACTACTGCTACTTGTCCGTTTGGTTGTGGGTAAGTGATATACATAAAATTAGTTTCCGAATACTTGAACTGATATGTCTGCAACATCAAATCCTAAAAATCCAGCAACAAAACTTGAAACATAACCAGTAACTAAAGTATATGATCCAGTAGCTTTTGATGCCCCGACTGCAAAATGAGCTACCGCTCCAGCTTGCGTTGTGGCGGTTGCAGAATAATTTGCATCAGTCAGAGCAGTAGTAAAATTCACAGTATAGTTGCCAAATCCATTCTTCGTAACGCTGGAAACATTATAGCTGGAGCGGATAGTTCCGGGTGATGTAGTTCCATTGAAATTCACCCATGCTTTGCAAATCTGCTTCTGCTCGTTAGTGCCAAGTTTGGATGCGATGACTGAACCATTGACAAGTTGTGCGGTTCCGATATTCGCACTCGTCAGCGAAGTCGTGTCGTTAAAAGTAATTCCTGCGGAGTCGATTGTTGTTGGCATATGTTATCCTTCGTAAGAAATGTTAATTGTTCCAGCGTCAAATGTGTTTGTGCCGCTTCTTGTAATTCTTATCTTATCAAGAGTAGATGATAATGTTTTTCCACCAGAAAAAGAACAACCTCTATTTGTTGAAATATAGGAAGCATTTCCAAATGCAGTCCATGTATTTCCGCTAATAAGATTGATTGACATAGCTCCTGATACTACATCAGTATTACTGGATGTATATATTATAAATCCAACTGTGCTTACAATTGCAGAAGTAACTGGAGTTGTGCTAATTTGCATTGACCATGAATCATATCCAGTATTTTCAATTCCGCCAGAATCTCCAAGTTGAACAAGAATATTATCCGTACCTGTTAATGAAACACCATTAAACATCACAGTAATCCGCTTCGCCCAACTTGGGATACCAGTAAAATCAACAGCAGTTCCAGATGCGGTCTGTGCAGTTCCGAGTGTCAGCGAACCCCCTTGAGTAAGTGAACCAGTCACATTCCCAACCAAGTTTCCTGTAATTCCATTTTCTGTAATAGTAGCAGCTGTAATTCCATTGACCTTGATATATCCTTGATCAAGGCTGGAGTCATTTTGTAATGTAAGTGATGTTGCCATAATTAGTTTCTTGGATAACGAGCTTTAATCTCTTCTACTTTAGCAATCCATTCTTCTTTGGTAGCTTCGTCTCGTTGATACTTGAAAAAGATTGGATCAGATTCAGCTACATAAGCAGTATGACGAAGTGCATCAATATCTGGTGGCGCGGGAGGATCAGCGGGTTCTGGAGTGTTACCTTCACCAAGCCAAGTGAGATATGCTTGGTAATCGGTATTCGCAGGATCAGCAGGGATAAATGCGTTATCCGTGAGTCGCAGAATCGTCGTAGAGTCGTAAATGTGTTTGTAGTTCATATATTAAAGTTCTGCTAAAAAGTTAACATTTTGCGCCGAAACATGGTTTCCAGCAGTTGCTCTGAAAATAGCACTGTCATATAAAACAGTAGGAACACTATTCCCCGTCGCAAATGTTGCAGAAACTGTTGGTATTGATCTCATTGGAACAGGATATACTATTGTAAAATCTGAATAACTACCTGCACCATCCCATCTACTTCCAGAAATAGATGCCAGTGAAAAATAATACCTCTGACAGAAAGCCAATTCAGTTCCAATAGGACGATTCTCAAAAGGAGTTACTACTGATCCTTCTTCAAGTTGGACAAGTGATACTGTTCCGCTTGAGAATTTAATTGTTGCGTTGGTATTAGCAGGAAGTGTGACTTGTCCACCATTGGATATTGCTGATCCATTTACTGCTCCAGTTGCAGTTCCAGTCCATGAGAGTGTATATGTGCCACCTTCAATGTTTAGGCTTTCAATAACTTGCTCAATGCCACCAGCGGGAGCAGTAACAATATTGCCATTGGAGCTTGCTGTAAACGCAAGATTTTGACCAGATGTAACTACACGCCAACGATCCAAAGTATATTGATTTGCACCACTCGTTGCAGTTCCAGAAACATATGCTCGTTGGTTAATTGCAAAATTACCATTGATGATTTTATTGCGAAAAGCCAACGCAGTTCCGTTGACCAATGCTGGTGTCGTAATTCCTGTTGTTCCGTTAATTGTTACTGGCATAATTTTAATTTTCTATACTACTGTCCATGTTGAGCCGCTTGGCACTGTTACTACAACGCCAGAATTAACTGTAATTGGCCCAGCAGTCATTGCGTTTTTATTTAGTGTTATAGTGTAATTGGAAGTCACGTTTTTATCGTTTTCCCAAAAAACTTTATCATTTCCACCGCCTGTTGGGACAAATTCGGAATCTATAATAGCACTAACAGCTTGGGCAAGTGTGGAAACTCTCCACTTTCTTTCACCATTCAATACCGCTGTATCAAATCCAACAACGTAATCATCAGCTTGAATTGGTGTGGCTCCTCCTGCTGTGGTTCCTAATGTAAAATTGTCGAATGTACTAGGCATATATTTTTATTTAGTCTTGGTGTTTTATTTTTTAAAAAAAAAAATCAAAAAGGATATAGTGCTTCATCATTGAATGAAAATATTTGATTATCTGAAAAATTCACAATTCCCCTATCTTCCATTGGGTATATATCAATTCCACCTATAGTCCTTATTTGGAATCTATCAACAATTGTCACCAAGCCATTTACGGTTGGAGGTGGTGCCTGGAGTTCATAAAGCGTGGATTTTCCATGTAAAAAAATTCCATCCGATATAAATTGAAATTTTCTCAAATAAACTCCACCATTTATAATATAAGTGTTTTGATCATCTGTGAACCGAAATCTTCCACTATTGAATGTAATTTGGAATGTTGGGTTTGATCTCGCATCGGTTATTAAAATCAAATAATATATTCCGCCTTTTTTTGCAAAATTGAAATCTGAAAAATTTGCATTGTCATCTGTGACATAAGTGGAAACTTGTCCGGAATCCAAATTCAAAACAATATTCATTGGATTCAAGGGTGATATTTGAATATTCTTGAATGTTTTCTGTCTTGTGGATTGCTGCACCTTGTTAGTATACATCGTGTTCTCGTCGTATACGGCATTCCAATAATTCAAATTTGCACACAACGTAACATATGTTGATTGCCAATCAGATGACAATGAATTGAAAATGCTATAAACCTTGGAATATTCATTCCAATTTGCACTATTGGAGCAAACCGTTGTATATGTTGTCCAATATTTTTCCCATATAGCCGAATTCGACTTTACGCTCGTATGTGTGCTCCACCAGTCATAACTGTTTGTGCTTGCTATGAAATTAGAATCAATTGTATAAAGATCATTATAAAATATTCCTTGAAAGGGATATTTAATACTTGCAATCGGATCTTTAGATGACTCAGGATATCCAGAAAGAGCTACCGTGTGGTGGTTGCTTCGATGAAAATTGTTGTGAAATATTAAATTGTTCATCTTTCATTTAAGGGAATGGTATCAGTACATCTCCACTATCAAATCTCACCATTGAATCGTTGCTCACAAAGGTTATCAATCCAAATTGAGTTGGTGTTGGAGTTGGTGTTGGGGTTAATTGCGGAGTCGGTGTCGGACTTGGTTCTATTAGATTTGTTTTGTAAAAATCACCATACATGAATGCACCATCGCTAAAAAAGTTGAATATTGTAACCCCAGATAATGCGAAATTAATGTCAGTTGAAATATCAACTCCAACTGGAAATATATAATCACTTTCAAATGATAGTGTATATCCTCCTGATGGGTTTGCTTGAACCACGAAAAGATTATAAAGTCCACCGTTTTTCATGGAATTTCCAGATGGGCTTTTTACTAGTACATTTCGATCCAATGTTAAATATGCAACTTGGGCTATGTCTAAATTCCAATCGACAGTATCATCTGGATTTACCGTCAATGTATATCCGCTGAATGTTTTTGATCTTGTATTTTCTTGGGATCTATTGGTATATAAAATATACTCGTTTCCCCAATTCGCACTATTTGCGCAAACAGTACTATATACGGACTCGTAATTTCCAGAGACAGCACACAATGTCACATAGGCACTATAGCCTTTATCCCAATTAGCAGAGTTTCCGCAAACTGTTGTATATGTTGTTCCTATGGAATCCCAGTTCGTGGATAAAGAACATACGGTTGAATATGTGCTGTACCAATCGTAGGAATTTGTAAGAATATTATAACTGTTTTCTTGATCCGTTAGATTGTTGTAAAATACACCATTAAATGGCTCTTGCTGACTTGCAATTGGATCAAGTCCTTGATCTTGTACCGATGCACTAGAAAGAGTATGGTGCGAAGATCTGTGGAATTTGTTGTGAAGTCTGAAAAAGCCAGCCATAATTAATATTTATCATTCAAAGGGGAAGAGTTGATCGCTGTCTCCAAATCTTATCATTTGATCCTCGCTATCGAATCTTATAAGACCCTTCATCGTATATGTTGTTGGAGTTGGGGTTGGGGTTGGATATGGAGTTGGGGTTGGGCTTGGGGGAATATCAATATACTCGTAATAATTTAAATCATTATCCAATGAAACGAAATTCAATGATTCTTCTTGAAAATCGTATACTTTTTGGACTTCCCTGTTGATAATAGATGATTGAAAGTTTTCATTAACACCTATTACAAAATCCAAGGTATAATTACTCCATTCAGTATCAAATGAAAATTGGTTGTATATTTTTTGAATATCATCAATACTTCCGAAATTTCCATCTTTTCTTATTAAATTGTATTGAATGTTATTTTTAAGAATATCTACATTTTTTGCAATTTTCTTTAGATTTTTTTCATATATCCATGCCTGATTCCATTCGTCTCTTTTTACATACACTTCTTCTTTGGAATATACATTGAAATCTTCATTTCCAAGTATGGATATTGTGTTTAATTCATCGGAATATATTAAAATCTGATTGGCATTTGCTGTTGAATTGTATGTATAAATGTAGATATTATCAGACGATGCGCTTTTAACGGCTGTTGTCATCCACTTGAATTCCGAGTTCGATCCAAGATCAAATGCGTTTTTTCTACCAATAATCTCTTCAGAGTAGTCCCATTTCTTAATTAATGCCTTGTCTGTTAAAATGTAAACGATGTCTTTATCGTAATTACAGAACTCTATGTCCAGTACAATTTCACCATTGTATAAAAAGGAAGACAATGGTTTGAATGTGCTTAGATTTATTTGATAATTCTCATTGTTTAAATCAAAAACATAATATCCATCTTTTGTTATTCCATATATCGTACTATCGTTTTTAAATTTGATGTTTTGAAATCCTGTTATCGATGAATACAGGCTTAAAAATGTTTTATAAGAAAGGAAATTTAAATCGGAGTTGTATAGTTTAAAAATTTTATTACCATAATCTTCAACTAAAATCAAATCATTATGTGTTGCTATTTTTTGGGGAGTATTGAATTTGATTGAGTTATATCTATCTCCCTCTCCTCCAATTATATCTAGTAAAAACAATCTGTTTCCGAAAGGTGATGTTGAATTTTTATAGATATTTTCGTTTGAGAAATAACTCTCCAAGTCATACTTGTAAACAGCATCCAGAATCTCATCGGATACACATAGATATTTTCCATCAAAAATTGAAATGTCATTTATTTTTTGAAAGGTCAATTCTCCAGATACGGGATTTACGGTTGTGATGATATTTGGACAGGCTTGGCAGAAATTATTTTCTCCGCTGTATCTTAATACATTGATAGCCGAAAGACAGTTTATAAAGAAATAATACGATGTTCCATTTTTTACAACAACAGCATTTTTAGCATTGTCTATGTTACCAAATCCAGCGTCCGAGAATGGTTCGGAAATATCTGTGTTTTGATAAATTCCAATATCATCTCCTGTAACACCTATGAATCCGGTATAGGATGTTGGGACTTTGAAATCTGTAATAAAACATCTACTGTAAAGATAAAGAAAATTATCATACAAATATGATAATTTTATATTGAATGATTTGTAATATGATAATTCATTTGGTTGTATGAAATATTCATTCTGGAAAGGTAATACATCACGAACATCAAACCTTCTATCGTAATTGTAATTGCTTTTTGCAAATTCTGTTTTTATGTTGATCATGTTACTTTATATTTGTCAACGAGTTTGAAACGTTGTAGTCCCCTTTCAAGACAACGGGTTGGGATGTTGTATCTATCCATTCGAATCCATCCAGTTTGGAATAAAGAGGAATATATTCTTCTATTTTTTCTGAAATATAAGATTCCACTTCTTTTTGTAAATCTTCATAAATTATACCGGAGTTAACAATCTTTAATTTGAAACGATTCGATTTGAACATCGGTATATTGAAATTGAAAAATTTATCCATGCTATCTATAAAGCTTCTTTTTCCAGAAGGCATATTATATTTCAAGTCATTTGGAGGATACACTTTTGAATAAAAATAAATTACTTCATTTCTATCTATAGCTTTGTTTATAATGTGATTTTCTTTTAATTTAAACCCAGAACAAACAAAATCACTGGAATCTTTCATGTATTTAAAAGCTGGAATGCCGTTGAAATATCCATTTGATCCGTAAAATATTCTTTCGCTGAATGTATTAGAAAGAGTATATTTTTTGCTTTCAAATTCTATTCTATCATAGAGTTGACCGTCCAAATAAAAGGATGCAACTCCATTGTAACAATCGATGCTGAATGTGAAATGCCTATATCCTGTTGAGAGATCATTCGAATCTATTATAAAGACTATTTCCGTATAATCTTCCATGTTAACCTTGTTCAATAGTTTTACTTTGAAGTGGTAATTATTTTCACTGTATTTGGCACTAAGACATTGAATATTATGATTATAATTTGTTATATCCAAATTATTTTGAACAATGTCATATTTTTTATCAAGTTTTATGACGTTTTCATTGTATGCCTCATCTAGCTGAATCACATAAGATTCGCTTTCATTTTGGCAGAATATGTTTTTAAATTTTCTCAATTTACCATATTCGAATTTTTCACAATAACTCAATTGAATTGCACTTAATGAATAGGTTTCTATTGCTGACAATGCGAAATTTAAAACCAAATCATTTTTGTAGTATGCATAAAATTGATTTTTAGAAACTATATTTGTTTCCATGTCTTTTGTGATTCCAAAACAATCTATCGCACTATTAGTTGTGATATAATTTGATACGGCACTTAATGATGTCGAATAAACATTTATTTTGTTGGATGACAAATAATATATATTTGTTTCTCTCAAAATAGGTTGTTTCCCGTATACTTTATATATGTTTTCATTTGAATCCACCAAAAGTTCAAATGTATTTCCGTTACCTATGCTTGCCTTTTCGGTAACAACTGAAATGTTATTATTGTTGAGATCAATTGCGGCTATTCCAGAAGAGGTTGACACATAACAATAGTATTCGTCATTTGTCATGGAATGAATTTTATCTGTGGACTTGAGATTTAATGCGTTTCCTATGGCGGAATTGGAGTCCACGATAGTTCCTCTCAAATCAACTTCCAGCAATCTAAAATCGTTTGTAACGATGTGAATGTTTTCAAAACCATTTCTTCTAGAAACACCAGCAATAGAACAAAGTGTCAAATTTTCAGTTGAAAGTTTATCGATTAACTTCAAATTATTATTCATTATCGAAAGATTATCGTTTTGATCTTTCAAAAGAACATAGGGTGTATTTAAAGCGTAATTATAGAAACCGAAACCATCATTTACATAATTTCCAAATATTAAATTCCCTGTCGGCACATTCCAGTCCGCTTTTTCCAAGAAAAATGAAAATGTGGCATCGTTATGTTCCATTTTTATATTGGAGTCTATGTATCCGTAAGATTTCCCATAAAATGAATACTCCCCATCGACTGGATCTATTGAAAGGAAATTTGTATTCTTATATACATCCAAAGAATCGTGGTATATTTTGGAAGAAAGCGATTCAACTATTAGATTCTCATAATCTAATTTTCCAAGATGCATATATGCATAATAACATCCACTTTCAAATGTTAAGCTACTTTTAACATCTGAAACATCATCCTTCAAATCCAAACAATCAAATCCGTTTTTATAAACTATTTCTGTTGCGATTGCGGACATGGCAACATATGGTGTCGTTTTTGAGGGTTTATAGTATCTATCAACCCAAATTGGTCTAGTATCGGGATTTCCCGCTGAAAGCCAAGTACATAACCATTGTCCTGTGTTTTCTTCACTGGGATTGGAAAACGGAGAAGTGTTTTTATAATCCTTTAATTTTTTCCATATCTTATCGCTGTTAAGCGGATTACTTCCTCCCACAGCACCAGCTTCTGCCAATTTACTGGAATTTACATTTAATTTCTCATATGGGAATACACTGTGAGGCACATGAAAATATGTGGTTTTTCCACTTTTAAATGTGAAAGGAGTCGTTTGAATAGTATATCCTAAATTTATTTTATCGTAACCGAATTCTCTTTCACCGCCTGTAAAAATTCCTTCATATTGCTTCAGTGTTGTTTCATTTTCATCTAAATTTATATTTCCCCTGCTTTGATCGTTTTCTTGGTTTAATTGATTCTTTAGGGTCATCACATTTATTGGAAGAGATGAAACTATGGAATTGATCGTTGTTGTAAAAAGATGATTATTTTTTATGTCAAAATGACTTCTGTCTTGACTGACTAAAAGATTGTTTTTGTTGAAAGTATTTTCATAGGATACCCAGTTATTAACGTTGGATAAAGGAATTGGATCATTTTTTCCTTTAAGATAAAAATTATTATCTTGTGTAAAGCTGGATGCATATTCCATTATCATATTGCTTCCGCTTTTCTTTAATGCAAAATTCCCTATTTCGGTTTGAACATAAAAAACTATATTTTTATCATTGGATACATAATTGAATTCTGTAGGATAACTATCTATGTTATTGGCAGTCAGAGGAAAAATCTTCAAAGAACCCATTGACAATGAATACGCTAAAACATATTTCAAATTATATCTTTCGTGATATATTTTACATTTTTCCTCGTCTAAAAAATCGATAGAAAATATATTTTTTCTGCTTAGTTCATCATATGAGGTTTCAATCGTTATGATGTCTTCATTTATTTTCCAAAACGATGCATTTTCATCGATATCTGAATTGTTGTTACTGTATATGTAAAAAATATTATTAGCAATATCGGATTCCGATTTGAAATCCAAAAATTCATGCAAATTATCGTTTCTGGATAATATGTTAAGAGTGAAATTATTACTTTTTATATCCTTTGTTTGTCTTAAACTAGGAATTATGTTATAATTCAAATTTCCATCAACATTCAATTGAATGTTTTTTATATCCATATTTTCATCAAATGGATATTCGACGTTCAATGTATCGTAACTTTTGTCTGATATGAATCTTGTTAGCATTTGACCCTTAGCAAATATTTATCGGCATGGGAGCTTAAGTGAACTTGATAATTTCATCACCACTTCCAAATCTAATTAAAGTGTCATTGCTTACAAATCTTACAAGATTTTCAACCGAACTTGAGGAGAATGGATATATTTCTTCATTATTAAATGAATATATTTGCTCTGCCAAGAAGGTTACAATGCCTTGTTCTCCAATCGGGTAAATGTCTTGACCTTCTATTTCTGTAATTTGAATTCCATCTTTTATGGTGACGATGCCTTTTCCAGCAATCAATGTAGGGGGCTGAACAGGGTTTACATTTACAGGAGGCTCCGGAATTATTACTGTTGTTGTTAGAAGTTGTTCCAACAATGCCGCATTTAGTGCGGCTAATGGTGTTTCTTCCACAAAAGGAAGGGCTGAATCTAATTGTTCCAAATCAAATGTCAAAGAAGTGGATATATTTGTTAATATAATGTCATCCTCTTCTATGTCATTTATGAAAAGAAGAACATTGGAATCGCTCTTATAGAAAGGAACACTTTCCACCAATGTTTTATCTTTATAAGAATCAAAAATACCACATTGTATTGAAGTTAAAGGAACAACTACATTTACTATATTTCCATCCTCATAATATATTGTAAATTTTGGAGTAAAAAGAGTATAAAAATCTTCACTTGGGTAATAATCGCTTTTGATTGAACTTAAAGTAGGATAAAAATTCTGATTAGCGGAAACATAATAATTAAATGTTTGTTTTTCAGTATCATTATTAGGTTCAAAAACTAATTTAATTATTTTCGACTCTGTTTGATCGAATTTTGAAAAATCAAATATTACCTCTGAATTACAAAAAACATAATGACCTTCTAATATTAACTCATTGTCTGGTAAGTCATCATAAGCAAGTTCAAAATCTCCTCCACTTATAGATTCCGTAAAAACACTAGAAATCTCTCCACCAAAAACACTTGTCGGATAGAAAAACGACAATGGGGAAGCCATTGGATCATACAAATATCCTCCGTGTAACACATTATATGTATCGGATGCACTGAATGGAGATATTTGTGTGCCAGTGACAACAATGGTCAAGGTAGACATAGAATTATTTAACTGTTAATATCCATTCTGTCATTTTTTATATACTATTAAGGTGAAGGGAATGGGAATATACTATCTCCACCGTATGTATAAATTTGCAATCCGTCAACAAGTGTAACTATACCCAATAAAGTTGTAGTTGGAGTGGGTGTTGGAGTCTTGGTTGGTGTTTGGGTGTTTGTTGGTGTGTTGGTAGGTGTTGGTGTTACTGCTGGTGTGGATGTATTGGTTGGTGTTTGGGTGTTTGTTGGTGTGTTGGTAGGTGTTGGTGTTACTGCTGGTGTGGATGTATTGGTTGGTGTTTGGGTGTTTGTTGGTGTTTGGGTGTTTGTTGGTGTGTTGGTAGGTGTTGGTGTTACTGCTGGTGTGGATGTATTGGTTGGTGTTTGGGTGTT